GTGGATAGCGACAATCGTCTTGTCCTTGCAGGAGATGCCCAATCTGAGTTTGATATCAGGAAATTTGGCTATGTAACTGGCCAGACAACAGATGCAGCTCCAGCAATAAATGCAGCAGTGGAAGCTATTGTAGCTTCAGCAAGTAACAGAGGTACGGTAGTATTGCCAAGTGGTAATATCTACATTTATAGCCCTATTTATCTACGAGATAGGGTAAGTATCCGTGGAGAAGGTTCAAGCAATACCCATCTTATTGTTAAAGCAGACGTGGATGCAATTAGAATCTGGGCAGACTATCATGGTGGAAGTATTGGCCGAACTGCTGTAATGGATTTAGGTATAAGATGGGAAGACGCAGATTATGCTACATTCACTAACGGTAAAGGTATTCATATTCTATCAGCGACAGTTGGGAATGTATGGAAACCATTTATCCACAATGTAAGTCTATATCAAGTACCTGACGATGGCATTGCTATTTTAGGTACAGCAGACAGTTATTGTGCTGAGCATACTCTGTACAACGTAGAGATTGGAAAAGCCAAGGGTCACGGACTAAACCAAAATTACTATGTTTATGATGCCCATTGTGTACAAGTATATGTAGATGGTGGCAGTGGAACATCTTCAGGTTATGGCTTCTATACTCAAGGTGGCAGCGGCACTTATCTACACTGTCACGCCGTAGCTTGCGGAACCAATAACGGTGCTGGTACATTTACCGGCGGCGGCTTCAGACTAGATGATAATTATTCTAGCTGGTACAACTGTCATGCAGACAGGTGCAGCGGTAATGGTTGGGTAGTTGGTGGATATTCCGGTTCTCCAGCAAGAAGGGAGCATGCTTTCTACCAGTGCTTGTCGTTCAACTCTGGCGTATATTACACAAACCCTAACCAATCTGTAACTAGAACAGGCGCAAATTGGAAATTTGGTGCTGTCGAAGGATTGAAACTAGATAGTTGTAAAGCTGGGAAACTTGGGTCAACTTATGCTTATGCAAATGGAAGAGGTATTCAATTTGATAGCTCTGACATTACTCAAGTAACATTACGTGACTGCAAGATTAATGACAATAATGTTGGTATCTATATTAATGCAGGTATTGATATGAACAAAGTGTTCATGGACAATACAGACCTATTAGATAATACAACAGATATTACTGGCACTTACAATACATCGTGGATTAAGGAAACTGTATAATGGCTAGATCGAGACTTAATTCTCCAAAACGTCCAATGTATACGTGGGCAACAAAGCCAGCAGCTAATGCGTTCCCTGTAGGAGTCCCTATTTGGATCAGTGACGTAGGTGTTGGTGGTGGCAGTAGATGGTATAGCAACGGTACAGGCTGGGTTCCTGAAGCTGGTAGGTTACTTGTAGCAGCAGGAGAGCCTGCACTCAACCACACAGGCGACATTGTAGACCAAACAGGTGCTTCAGGGACAGATAGAATTGTATATACACTACCAGCAGATATTCTAGGTACTCACGGTGTTGCTGAAGTGGCCCATTTCTGGTCTTACACTAACAGTGCTAATACTAAGACACTGCGAGTTAGATTTGGCGGAACATCAGGTACCTCAGCTCAGTTACCACAGCCTACTACTACAGCAACAGCCCAGTTAAGCTGCTTTATTAGAAACCAGAATAGTAAATCTGCACAGATTTATTTTGCACCCAGTTCATCTTCAACATTTATTACATCTACTTCAGCAGTTACAACTTCTACCATAGACACAACATTAACCCAAGATATTTTAATAGGTGGGCAGTTATCAAACACTGCAGAATTTATTAAATTAGAATCATATCGTATATGGGTAGAGCCTGCTTGGTAAGCTATTGACAAACGTTGTTACTAATGTATAATTTCTAAATAGAAAGAGCAGGTATGGCTAAAGCTTCATCATTCTCTGAAAGTATTAGTAAGACAATACAAAAACAGAAGAAACAGATTGATGCCAATCTGTGTAATTTAGTCAGAGAACTAATGCACTCTATTATTGATTATACTCCAGTAGGTAAGCAATGGTATGGCAATAGGTATAATGCGACACCCGGAGAGCTAGTCAATAATTGGCAGCCTGCAATCAACTCTGTCAACTCTAATTTACAGCAGAGAGCTGGCCCTAATAAGACAGGGGCTCATAGGCGTGTAGATGGTGTTGTGAAGAATGGCACATTTACAAAAGATGCCTTTGTAACGTTCACTAATGCCACGCCATACGCTTTCAGAGCAGAGTATGCAGGTTGGCCTGCCCCAGAGTGGTCAGGAGATACAGGCCCGTACAGAATGGTAGGAAAAGGCATTGCAGACATACTATCTAAATATGGAAAGTAGGAGGTAAGATGTCTGTACGCACAGACTTAGAAACCAGATTGAAAACATGGGCTGATAATCACAACCCTGTAATCAAAGTAGCATGGGAAGGTATCCCTTTCACTAAGCCTACAAGTGGCATGTTTATTCAGCCATTTATCATCAGAGCTAAAAGTAGAAATTCAAACTTGTCTGGAACAGACTACCGTGAACATGGCCTATGGCAAATCAGTGTTTGGGGTTTGGATGGAAAAGGCTCTGCCGAAACTGAAGCTCTTTCGCAAGAACTTATTAATCTGTTTCCTGTAATTCCTAAGTTTGCCACTACAAGTATAGAGCAAACAGGTACTATGAGTCAAGCAGACATTATTGATGGGTGGAGAGTGGTACATCTCACATTTCCATACCGTAAAGAATCAAAAACAATTTAAGGAATATAAATGGCAACTATTGCTCAAAATAGTGTACGTACACAAAGTGGTGCGTTCCTAGTTACACAAACAACTCTTGGTGCATCTGACACACTGTCTTTCGATGCAGGCAAAGGTCAGCTCCTAGTTCTTAACAATCCCACTGCTGGCTCACTTACTGTAAATATTGACGGCGCTAGTGCCACCACTATTCTACCAGAAGGTTATGGTGCTACGCTAGATGTTTCAACTGGTTACAATATTACCATTGCAGCAGGTGCTACTAAAGCTGTTGTACTAGACAAGATCAGTGCATACCTAAACGGTACTATCGCTATCACTGGTGCTGCTGGTGTTGTAGCAAGCTTGTATGGTTTTGCTTCCTAAGCATACTCCATCTAAATAATTATTACAAAGGATTTATCAAATGGCAGTTATTACCTCTGCTGGTACTACGCTATCTATTGGCGCAGCCCCAGCAACATACAACCTTGCAGGTTTCCAAGCAGTAAGCTTCACTCCTATCGCTGAAATCGTAGACCTTGGTTCAGTGGGCCGTGTTTATAACATGGTGACACACAATTCCCTATCCTCACGTCGTACTGTGAAGCGTAAGGGCAGCTTCGATGACGGCTCAGTTTCAGTTCAACTAGCTCGTGAAACTGCTGATGCTGGTCAGATTGCACTACGTGCAGCAGCCACTTCTGACTTGAGCTACAGCTTCAAGATTGTACTACAAGACGGCAGCATTCTGTACTTTACTGCACAGATTGGCTCCTTCACTACTGACATTGGCTCAGTTGATAGCATCACTGGTGCTACCGTTGAAATGGCAATTGATAACGATATTATCTACGCCTAAGCAATACAAGAGGGCTTCGGCCCTCTCATTATAACACCGACAAAAATATAAGGAAACAAATATCATGGCTTTTAACCTAAACAAACTATCCACTAAAGACCTATTCACTCTACAACTAGAAGACCCAGATACTGAGGTTAAGCTAGTAGATGATGAAGGTAAGCCTGTCACTGTTGACATCTATGGCCCCGGCTCACAAGTTGTACGTAATGCTACCCTATCTTTGCAAAATCGACAACTAAAACGTGGCAAGAAACAAATGTCTGCTGAGCTTCTACGTGAAGAAAGCATTGAGCTACTAGCTTCTGCCATTGCAGGTTCAGCAAACCTAGAATACAACGACAAAGCTCCGAAGTCAAAAGCAGATTGGATTGAGCTACTAAGTGACCCTAACCTAGAGTGGATTAAAGATCAGATTGCAGCAGCACAGAATGATGTATCTAATTTTTTACCGAAATAAAACCAAGGTTAATGTTGCATGTAAGACACTTGGCATGGCTGGCGTCATGCCCTGTTGATACAACAAAAAGTAAAGATAAGCGTAATAGATATCAACGATTCGAGTCCATAGACCCGGAAGCTCCAGAGCTAACACCGCCTGAATTAGATGGTGAAGAATATCTGGTCAATCTACTACACGAAGCTGGCCCTGTTGGTAGCAACGGCTATGGCGTTGAAGGTCTTAAATGGTCTGAGATACATAGTTGGATAGCTACTACAGGGCTTTTTCTTTGTCCTTGGGAATGTGTATTAATTAAAGAAATGTCAGAAGTGTATGCTTCTGAGTTTAATAAGTCAAATGGAAAAGAAACGCCTCCACCGTACAAAGTGATAACACTAAGCAGGGAGGAAGTAAGTAGCAAAGTAATGGATGTATTTAAATCATTGCAGATAAATAAAGGAATCAAGTAATGGCAATGGATGTCTCAACATTAACGGTGAAGGTGGAATCTAAAGGTATTGATTCTACCACTACATCACTAGGTAAACTAGAAGAAAGAGCAGGTACGACAGAGAGAGCTGTCACATCGTTAATGGAGAAGATGCAGAAGTCTTCAGCGTATGTCCTAGCTGTTGTTGAATCAATGAATCAGCTACGTGCTGCAATGAATGGAGCCATCCAAGTAAATGCTATTTCTGGTGCTTCAGCAGAACTAAAGAAGATGCACGAAGAGCTTGCTAAGATTCAGTCTTCATTAGGTAAGGGTGTTGGCAAAGGTATTACTGTTAATATCAAAGAGATTGGTGATAATAGTAAGGAAGCTGTAAAAGGTGTAGAGAGCCTTAATCAATCTTTATCAAAAGGCCAAAATATTTTTCAAGCTACAGGTAAAGAACTTTACCACATCCGTAACTTGCTTGGTGGCACTATGCTTGCTGGAGCATTAGCTGGAGCAGCTAAGGCTACACTTGAGTTCACAGACGCTTGGACACTAATGAATGCCAAGCTAAAGATGGCGTTAGGTACTACTGAGAAAGCTAATAGCGTACAGCAGCAATTATTTGAGTCAGCCCAAGAACTACGCGTACCACTTGAGGATATGGCTAAGCTATACACTCGTCTTGTTCCAGCTATGACTGAATATGGGTACTCTGCACAAGATGCCTTATCCGTAACTAGAGCTATGTCAGCAGCCCTAGCCATTAGTGGCGCGACAGCAGCAGAAACTTCTAGCGTACTACTACAGTTCTCCCAAGCAATGCAATCTGGCAGATTGAATGGTGCTGAATTTAATGCTATGGCAGAAGGTGCTCCAGTTGTATTGAGGGCTATCCAGAAAGAGTTGCTAGTTAGTCGCAAAGAACTAAAGGACATGGGAGCAGATGGTGAAATCTCTGTTACTATCCTAACAGATGTAATGAAGAAGATGGAAGCACAATGGGTAGAGCAGAATAAAAACATGCCCATTACGTTTGACAAAGCGATGACCCAGTTAGAGAACTCAATGAAGCGATTCTTGGGTATATCTACTGGAGCTAAAGATGGTGTTAGTGCTATTGCAAATGCTGTTAGCTTCTTAGCTAAAAATCTTGATACAATTGGCAACACCCTTATTGCTGTAACTGCTGCCGTAGCTACATTCTATGCAGCCCTAGCTATTTACAACACAATTGCTGCTGTAGCAATTGCTCGTAGTACAGTGTTAGCAGCAGAGGTTGGTCTAGTAGGTGTAGCAGCAGAAGGTAGTGCATTAGGTATTGGCATCCTTAAAACAGCGATGGATTTGTTAGCCAAGCACCCAATAATTATTGCCTTGTCTGTATTAGTAGGGCTGTACACACTAGTTGCATCTTCTGCTGAAAAAGCAAAAGACCCTATTGTTGAAGCTAATGACGCTATCAACGATACATTGAAATTAGGCACTGCTGCCCCAGCAGCCTTAACTAAGTTAATCAATGAGCAGCAATCAGCTATTGACAAAGCTAATAAATCTATTGATGAGTGGAAAGCTAAGAAGAAAGATTCCAGCAACTATCAAGACATTATTCTTTACAATGAGCGTATCAAAGAGCAACAAGCTGTTGTTACAGTGGCTACAGCTAAGCAGAAGGAATTTGCTAAAGCTCTAGAAGAAACTAACAACAGACTTACTACTAAGTTTATTGATGAGAACATTCAAAACCTACGCGATGAAATTGCACTGAAACAGCTTCAAATCAATCAGAATGAAAAATTCTCATCTTCCAGAGTTAAGCAATATGAAGCAGAAAAGCAATTAGCTAAATTAGAGAATGGCATTGTAGAAGCTAAAAAGAAGAATGCTAATGCAGATGTTTCAATAATGCAAGCTAATGTAGATAAGCAAAAGGGGATGGTTGAAGAACTAAAGACCCTTGTTAAAGTAGATGAAGCTTACGATAAGATTGGTAAGAAAGAAAAGAAACTAGCATCTGCTTGGGAGTCTTTTGCTAAGAAATACGACAAAGAAATTGAAAAGATTAATTTGTTTATTGCTAAGCAAGATGAGGAACTAAATGCGCGTACTAAGCTAACTGAAGCTCAATCTATGGCAGTTAAGATTAGTGAGTTTATTGAGAATAACAATAAGAAGTTAACTGCAAGTGAAAAGACTAGGCTTGGTTTAGCTCAAGATGCCATTCTTACTAAGGGTGTTGAGATTGAACTTAGAAAAGATGAAATTAAAACACTAGAACTATTACAAGACAGGTACT